TGCTGAAGTCTTACTATGCTTGACTGTTATAGCCATTATTGAACCCCGATGATTTTACCGTCTTGTCCCCGTACCACTTGTTTAGGTCTATTGTGGTTTTCGTTAATGGTATTTACCAAGTCAGATAAGGCTAGGGTCATTTGTTGGTTACTTTGTCCAATGGCATCGGCAATTGGTTGTAATGGGTGTTCCATCGACTTAGCCATGTCTTGCTCTGTCATGTAGGCTTGCTCACCAGTAGATTCATCAGCACCAATACGGGCAACTTCAATCTTAGCCCCGTTGTTAATGTGTGCTAACAAGACCTGAGTATTACGCTCGGTGTTCATCTTCATCTGAGCAACCTTAATCTCCATCTCACGATCCATCATGTTCCGCTGTTCTTCTAGCTGGAATTTAAGCTGATTCTCTTGGGCTTGGTACTCTTGTTTAGCCTTCTCAAGTTCCATCTGCATCTGCATCTTCTGTTGGTCAATCTGCAATTGCATCTGCATTTCAGCCTGTTTAGCCTGAATCTTTGATTGCTCAATTTGCATAGTCATCTGCATCTTTTGTTCTTCAGGGCTAGGTGGCTTAGGTTGACCTTCCATTTGCTTGGCTTGCTGACGGAACTTATCGGCTGTTTCATCAATCAGACCCTCTAGACCTTTACCAGCTTTAAACGCAGTTACGCCAAACTTAAGCATCTCCATCATCATCGGAGTGATCTCAGGGGTAGCTTGTGCGGCAGGAATAGCTTGTTGTAAAAAGCCACCCATTGCTTGCAAGAACTCCATGCGGTCTTGCTTTTCTTGTTGCTCATCCTGATAAATCATGGAATCTGTAGTCACTTCAATACGGAAGTTCTTAGCAGGTTCGTTCTTTAACAGTTGTAAGGCTTGCGGTATAAACTGTTGATCTTGCTGTGATAATTGCATTGCACCGCTGATCTTAACAATCGTGTCATCGGTAAAATGGTTGCAAATAATCTGTGCCTTGATCTGCAACAGGGCAGTAGCAAAGTTCACTACATCGTGTTGCATAGTCTTTAAACGCCCTGAAGCGTTGTTTGACTTAATAATCTGAGCACCAAGAGTTTCGTTAGGATCGGTCTGACCACGCTGAATATCAGCAATGCCCATGATCTCGTAGATCTGGCCCTTAACCTGCTCCATAGCCTGATAAGCCATGTTTAAACCTTCGGCAATTGGCTTTATGTCTACAAGGTTAATAGCCCCGACAAGTCCACCCTTCTCACTAAACGCACCGTAGTTCTTAACTGGCAATAGGGAATTGTTCTCACCTTCTGTAAACAGACGGGCAAGGGATGGCTCAGAAGCGTCATATACGCCCCGTACTTTAAGTGCTTGAATGAATCCATCAATGCGATCTGCCAGCGTGTCTAGCTGTCTTGCTTGGTCTTGGTATAGAACAAAGTCAGGTACAGGAATTAAGCTGTCAGTTGTAAGGGTTGAGAACATGGGTTTTGGGCAAGGCCAAAAGTTCTCAAGTTTTAGCGGATCAGCACGGGTATCAAGAATTTTACCCATTGACTTGTTAAGCCAAATCACTTCACCGCTTGTTTTATCCCAAATCTCATAGACTACAGCTTCAGATGAACCTTCGCCCATCTTTTCGTTAAAGGTTCTAGATGTTTCAGGTTTGGTGTCTAACGGAATCTTACCGCCAAGTTCTTCACCAAAGCGTTCGACAAGGGCAGGTCTACCCATGTAAACCTTACGCCATACTGCGGTAACTTCTTCCCATGTACGGGCAACGGTTAAACCAAAGTCACGCCAATGAACATAATCTACTGGAGCACACTCGTACTCAATGCGTTCCTGATCTTCTTTGTATATGCCGCCTTCGGTTTCAGCTTCGTCAATGTCCTCAGTAACCTGAAAGCCATCATCAGGAGCACCTTCACCTTCACCGCCTTCTTGACCAACAATATGTGGCTCATAACGAACCCAAGCTGTTCCACGACCACCAAGTAAACGGTCTTGAACTGACTGTTTCATGGCACTAGCGTAGTCACCATAATGCTCAATTTCGTACTCTAATGCCCGTTCAAGCATCATTGACGCTACACGACCTATTGGGTCATTGTCCCTGAACCTGCGTGAAACATCAGGGCGTGGAAGTCTTGCAAATACCGCTGGGGTGATGGTCTGAACATTAGACCAAAGGATATTAAACTTAGCATTGGGATTGTTGCGACTGCGTTGGTCATCACGATAACGCTTAACAATCTTATCTGCTCGACCTTCCCATTCCTTAAATGTACGCTCGTACTGGGCGATGCAGTTGTACCAATCTTCGTATGTATGATCCATCTTTATATCCTGCGGTGTGTAATTTTAGGGGTTTCTTTCCACATCTCGTTCAGCGTGACATCCGTTTGCCCGACATGAAGTCCTTTAATTCTTGAATCTTTAAGGATAGGGCTGTCCTCATCTTTCCATACAATGCTGAGATAGCGGAACGCATCGGCAGAGTGGCTTGTCCAATCGTGTTTTGGGCGATCCCTAAATACTTTCTTATCATCATCCCACTCTCGTTGATATTGTCGTAAACACTCAATGCCTTCTTCGCATCTATTATCAAACCAAGTGCGAGTTAATGCAAGTCGTGTTGCTTGTATTCCATCCTGTAATGACAGGTTTGGAACAATTTTTAGATGTTTTATGTCAATTTTTGCAGAAATTTGCTCAATTATGCTCTTACCGCCACTTGCTAGTGTTTTTGCCCGTGCGTCATGTGGCAGGTAATGAAAGCCATACTTGTACCCAAACTCATCTTCTTTTTGTGCAAGTAAACCAACATAATATGGTATGGATTGACCGTTGCTGGAGTGGTGATCTAGTACCCTTATCTCACCGTATACCACCTGAAACCACCATATAGCCGTGCTGTCATTAAATCCTAAATCCCAAGCAGTATGGCAGGGGAACATAGGGTCATAGTCAACGGTAGTAATGCGGTCTAAGTCTGTGATCCTACGCATCTCTTGACCATAAAAAGCACCAAGAATAGCGGCTTCAAATGAGCATAGGAACTCCTGCTCGTATTGATTGGTTGACATGGATTGCTGGGCATCTAGCAACTCAGCTTTAGGAATCAAGCCTGATTGATCGGCTCTGAGGGTTTTTACATACCAACTAGGATTTTTTTGAGCTTCTGTGTAGATGTCATAAAACGCATTGTGACCCTTTGGTGTACCAATAAATGTGGCCCATGTCTGATAGCCGTTTAAACCGTTTCTGTCAGTCAGCAATGGCCGCACAATCTCGCCCCATAATCTAGGCTTCATGTCTGCATATTCATCCAGCACTACCCCATCTAAGTATAAACCCCGTAAGGCATCAGGGTTATCAGCACCAAATAGCCGAATCTTAGATCCATTGACTAATTCTATCCATAACTCAGATTGATTAGCTTTGACTATGGCTGGTTCTGCATATTTAAGCAAATAATCCCAAGCGATGTTCTTAGCTTGTGCGTAAAAAGGTGCAATATAAGCGTACCTGCTATCAGGTTTGTTTTCCATAATAGCCCTACGAATTGTGTCGCAGATCGTAGCCACCGTTTTCCCTGCCCTACGATGACAGGTTAATACAGCCCAGCGTTCAGTTCTGTAATGAAAGTCTAAGAACGCATCCCTAGCTTTATACGGGTATTCGTACTTCTTGACTAACTCTTTCAATCTAGGAACTTGTGTTCGTGGATGATTTTGACAGGCTGATCTTCGTCACCTGAGTGCTCTGTACGAGCTAACTTAGGCAAATGGTATTCCATGACGCTCTGCAACATACCAAAAGCCTTTTCAGGATTAGGTAGAACTATGAATTTATCGTCATCGTTTTTAACGCCAATAGCGACCTGTTCTAGCCACTCTTGCATCTTGTAGGCGTTACCCTCTACGAACTGTGCTATCGCTTCCCTAGCCATTGCTGTGGACTTATTAGGGCTACCTTTAGGTCTACCCTTCGGATTATTAGTTTGTTGTTTAATACTCATACCTTACCCAAGTGGTTGATTAAGATAAGTTAATTGTAGCGTTATTTGTTGCGTTTAACAACTTGGTTCTCAAAGCTGATAATGCCTTCAGGAGTTAGTACGCCTTCGTATCCTGCTTGGTTGCTCATACGCTCATAAGCATTAGTAGCCGCATCTTTATCTATGATGCCTTGATATTGGTTATAGTTTTGGGCGGTTTGTTTTAATCTGTCAGGATCAGCGGCTAAATCATATAGCTTATTCATGTCTGCACTATATTGGTTTGGCCCTAGTCCAGCTTCTTTATCGGCTGGATTGGTATAAAAGTAAGTTCTGTTGCGTAAAGCATCAGCCATCTTTAATCTGTTAGCTTCTGAACCCTTGATGCCGCTACCATACTTGGTGACATCAGTTTGGGCTAAATCAGGCAAATTACTAAAGTGATATCCTGTGGCCGCTGTTGGGTTATTGGGGTTTATATATGGTTTTAAGTAATCAGGCATACCACCTGTGTAACCAACATCAATCATTTCGGGTGGTAATAAAAATGCTTTTTGCTGGGCGTATTGGGTTTGTGCTCCCAATTCTGCTAATTTGGCATCTACGGCCGATGTGTCTTGACCTGCTCTAGCTAAACGCTCTTGCTGTAGCTTTAATGGAATCATCTGTTTTTGGAGATCAGCATTAATACCTGAATAGTTTACAAAGCTGTTTTGACCCCGTGTTTCAGTAGCGGCCGCCATTTTTGCTAGTGGGCTGTAAAGTTGGCTATGAGAACCAAACGCTAATTCTTCACCTTTAGGGCCAAAACTTGCTCCAGTAGGCCCATGTCCGTAATAATCATGTACGGCACGAAATACTTGATTTTCGTTTAACCCTGTATACGGGTCAATTCTGTTAAGTAATTCGTGTGGCTCTCCACCAGCGTAGGTGTACATATGCTTGTTTATTAAAGCATCTTCTAGCATTTGGGGCGATCCAGCATAATTTAAATCGCCTTTATGGTATGACAAATTCATGCCCTGATTCATCATACGATCTAATTGCTGGGCGTTTTCTTTTGCTAATTGTTCATAACTAGCTGGCACTAATTCGTTGTAATTAGAAGCACCTGATTTGCGGATAGCTTCAGGGTAATTGCGTAAATATTGAGCAAACATCTTGGCTTGCAATGTTGGCTCTATACCCTTAACCATTTCTTCATAGGTCTTGGCTATAGGAAATTGTTTTTGTAGCGATGAGGGCGGCATGGCCTTAACCGCTTCTAAATTAAAATTGGGGTTTATTTGTCGTGCAGAAAGTACCGCTGGATTTACTTCAGGGTTAGCAAGGATTTTATCTAACGATGCGGTAATATCTCGTCTGAGATTGGGTATTTCAATGTTTCCTTGTACTGATCTAAGGTCATCGGAACTAAGCCGTGCAGGGTTAAGGTTTGATTTATGTAATCCAACCCTTCTAATATCGCCTGTGTCGAAAAATCCTGTTCCTGTTTCATTCGGTACTCCCTTAGTTTTTTTACCCCTTATTGCCGCTATTGGCAACAAAGATGATGCTATTCCTATTGGTTCGCCTGATTCGTAACCTTCAGCATACTGATAATTAAGCGGATTTAACACCCCACCACTAGCAATGTTTTTAGATGGTACGCCTACTGCTCCAGCGGCAAAACCTGTTTCTTTAGGTAATTGATTTGCACCAAATAACTCTGTAAAGGCTTGCGGATTAGTAATAAAACGCTGTGCTTCTGTTGGCAGATTAATTAAAACATCTGCTTTTTTACGCAAAAGTTCTGCCAGCGTAGGCATTACTTGACTTCTTTATCCAAGTCTTTAAGTTTATTAGCTAATGCGGCTCTACGCTCTAATCTAAGACGCTGTTGTTTCTCTAGCGTGGATTCATGTTCAGGGCGTAGCATTGCATCTTCTTTTTTGTATTTACGGCTCATGTGTTCCATTACATATCCTTCATCTTGTCACGAATCATGTCTTTTCTGTTTTGTGGCTTGGCAGTCTTGGCGGCATCTTTAAAGTCTTGGGCAGATGGTTGGCCTTCAGAAGCCTTTGTAGCCATCTTTTCGCCTGAACCAGCTTTGATTCTTGCTCTTTTGGCGTGGATATTTGCGTATAAACCGTCACCCATTATGCTTTTTCCTCGATGTATTTGGCGTAAGCATCCTCTAGTTTGGCCTTGCGGTCGCCTTTAGCGTATTCACGCTCAACATTGAGTGCAATAGCAAGTGCCTGTTTTTTAGGCTTACCAGCTTTAACTTCAGCTTTGATGTTCTTGCCGACTGATGCGGCTGATCCTGATTTATCTAACGGCATGATTAGGCCTTAAATTTAAGCAAGTAAATGGTTGTGTCGATCTCTTGGGCGATATTGTCGATCAATTGAACGATCTCGGAATCCATTGGTAGGTCTGACCGTGCTTCTTTTACGAAACGCTGTAAGGATTGTAGGTATGCCAGCGGTTCTTTAGGCTGGTGGTAGGTAGCAGGAAATTCGGTAATTTGACCGTAGCAACCAAAGTAGGCTTCAGCCAATTCATCGGTTAATTCAATAATACGCTCGTAAAAGCCACCTAATGCCTTGTGTTTGGCGTAAGACTTGGTAGCCCAATGGAAAAAATGAGTATTAGTCCCCGAATGTAGCATGGTTGCTAGAAATAATGCCATTGACTTTTCCATAAAACGCTCCTTTTAATCTATTTTATAACACTTTTCTAGTAATACCTAGTGCTCTAATTGCGGCATCTACGCTATCTACACGGCTAATTGCACCACCTCTCCACTTACCTAAAAAGTCTAATTGGTCAGGTGTAAACTTAGCTTTGGCATCTCGTTTGATTTCCATTAATACGGTTTCGCCAGCATAACCAACAAGCAGGTCAGGGCAACCGTGCTTCATTGATGCAAGTGACACCACAGTAGCACCAGCTTGTCTTAATGCCGCCACTATCTCCTTGTGGTTTGTATCAATTCGTGCGTATGTCATTGATTTTCAATTAAAATAGATTAGTATTGGCTAACTTTACCATCATAAAGGTTTGACATGAGCAAATCAGCGTGTAGCGAGCAAGAGTTTATAGCATTATTTAAAGAGCATAAATCTCCTACAATTTTAGCTAGGATGCTAAATGTTGACATCAGAAGCATTATGGCACGGAGAAAAAATTTAGAAAGAAAGTACGATATTGTGCTTGAATCTAATGATAATCAGGGCAGACCAAAATTTATAATTCCTGAAAATAAAATAGAGTGTTCTTACGATTTGCCAAACGGGATTGTTTTAATAGGCTCAGACTGCCATTACAACCCTGAATATATTTCTACCGCCCACCGTGCTTTTGTTTATTTTACTGAAACACTAAAGCCAAACATGGTCATCCTGAATGGGGATTTGTTTGATTTTGCACAAATTAGCCAACACAACAGAATTGGGTATCAAAAGCATCCTACGGTTCAACAAGAATTAGAAGAAGTCCAAGCTAGGCTAGGTGACATTGAAGCGGTAAGACCTGCTGGATGTATATTGCACCGCACCATTGGTAATCACGATTTACGCTTTGATGGCAAGCTATCCAATGTCTTGCCCCAGTATGAGGGTGTCAAAGGTATGTGTTTAGCCGATCATTTGTACGGCTGGTCATATAGCTGGTCAGTACGAATTAACAACAATACGATGGTCAAGCACCGTTGGCATAATGGTATTCATGCTGTCTACAACAATATTTTAAAGGGGGGCTTGAGTATGGTGACGGGTCATCTACATTCTTTAAAAGTGACCCCGTGGACTAACTATACTGGTGACCTATACGGTGTTGATACTGGAATGATGGCGGCAGTCAAAGATGAACAGTTTATTTATCACGAAAATGCAAGCGTCAACTGGAGAGCAGGATTTGCTGTTCTTACCTATGTCAACGGTCATTTAATGCCACCTGAGTTGGTGCAGGTCATTAATGAAGATGAGGGGCTAGTGTTTTTTAGGGGTGAATTGTATGAGATTAAATCCTGAAATATTAAGAAACCTGTATGCAAGCCTGTATTGCTGTTATCCATTTACAAAATGGAAAATGCCACTACCTGAAGAAATAGAGTTTATTGTTACTTGCGACCCTGAAACAATGGGTACATACCTTTACGATACTGGTGAGGATTACGAACATACAATTACAATCTCATCGGCTCGATGTGGCCACCTTTACAGCGTCTTAACTACCCTCGCACATGAATGTGTCCATCTTAGTTTTTACCGCCAACAAGGGGCTAAATGGGCTTCTCACGGCAAAGCATTTAGAACTCGTTGCAAGATGGTTGGTGAAGAATTAGGCTTTGATCCGCTAGAACTTTGAAGTATATATTTTGTATATATATAAATACTTATATGTATAAATTGTGCAATATATTATACATTTCGGTGATAGCGGTCTTTGGGGTTAGCAAGCATTGATTTGATAAGCTGATCTATAGTAAACCAATGGGTTTCTCTCATACCTTTATGGGTATAGACAGTAAAACTCATTTAGCCATGATGTACAAACCAATATTGCTAAAGGCGTATCCTGTAAAGGTTATGCCCATACCAGTATGACCTTTTAAAAATTGCATAATTCCAATTCCTAAATATATACAACCAACAAAAGCAATTAGCCAGCTACTCAATTAACTTCTCCGTTTGCTCAAGTAATTCTTCTTCCGTGATGCCGTACTCTCTCTCGAAGCGTTTGCGGCCCATTCCGTGAATACTGGTATTTGATCCTCGATGGTGGTAGGGGCAAAGACCGATAACTGGCGATAGGCTTCTAACACCACCTCGTCTAATGTGATGTAGCTCACATTCCGTGCCTTCGTTGCCTTGATGCCTACATAATGAGCATCCCAATTCAGCAATTTTTCTGTATTTTTGTTTCTCAATCTTACTTGCCATTAATGTGGTCTACGGTCATTTGCTCTAGCTTTTCACCTGATTCTGCAATGTCAACGCTTAATTCCAGCATTTGTGTATAGTCTTTACGGTTTAAAGCATCCTCATACATCTTGCAAAATAGTTTAAGAATTAAAAATTCTTCGGTTAATTTAAGAGTTGTCATTTCAATATCCGATCTTGTGTACGGTTAGATACTTCTAAGGTTTGCCATGTAGCGTGTCTTAGTCTAGCGGCTTCTAGTTCCCACTTTAGCTTTTCAGCGTTTTCAGTAGCCGTACCAATAGAATTACATAGGTCTTGGTATTCTTGGCTGGCGTAGGCTTCACGCTCTTGTGCTCCGATAGCTTGCTCACCTGACTTCTTCATCATAATAGATTTTAGTGAACTTTTAAAAGTTTCTAGCTGGGCTAATTCACCTTTAGCTTGTGCGTACTTACCTGCGTTTTCAAGGATAAAGTCTATACACTTATTGGGGTCTATCTCTCTCATCTTGTTTGCATCCATAAACCTATAGAACCTATTGAGTAACCTAAAAAAGCAACCCCAAGGCCCATATTGTTTCTAAAAAAAGAATCTATTGCTGTAAGAAAATAGATTACGCCAACCGTTGCTACTAACCATGAATTCATTTACCCAATCTTTTCTTTATAAGTTGTTTTATGCGTTCTTCTTTTTCGGGATACTGCTTTAAAAGTCTAACGACTTCAGGCCATCCCCGTCTTTTAGCTACACCGATATACCACCAAGCAAGGTAATCGTCAGAGTTGTTCTTCAAGTTGCTTTATCTTCTGACTAATTCGTGCTCGCCATTGTTGCCAGCCCTCACCAGCGTATGCCTGTACCCCAACTTCTTGGGCTTTAGCTTTAGTTAGTTCTTCGCTGGAATACCAAGGCAACTCAGGCTTCTTGATCTTCTTGACTTCCATGTCTAACTCATCTTCCCAGCGACCTTGATTTAACCAAGTAGCAGGGTGGGGGATATAGTCCTTCTCGGTCTGCTTTAACTTCCAGTATTCAAGATGGTTAGAAAGGGCGTTAAACGCATCTTCTTGTTCATTATGGCTAAGTCTATCCCAAGACTTTTCTGCGGCTCTACGCCCTTGTTTACGGGGATATAGGCTATAAAATTCAGAGAAGTTCATTATCATTTATTAGGTTGTGTACTTTTTGAGATATCTTATAGATATACTCAATGTCGTTAAGAGTGAGTTGACCCATCAATTGCAGTATCTTCATAACCGCAATATCGTTGTCTAAAGTTTGGGGTTTAACTAAAGTTTCGATCATGTTCCCCAACCTGCTCTCTTAATGCCGCACACTCAGCTTCAAGCATCTTGTTTTTTACTTCTAGGTCTGCCAATCTTAGGCTTATTTGATGCAATATTTCCTGTAAATACGGGTTCATCATCTTCTCCTTCAACGAGTTTTTTTGCTCTTTCAATAACGGTCTGAGCAGTTTCGGGTTTAACTTTGTAGACATCAATTGCTTGGGTAATAAGACTGATAAGTCCATGCTGGACAAGGCACTCAAGTCCTGCTTTGTCAAAATCAACTTGAGCGTTGGCAGAGCCATCAGGGTTTTCCTTAATTATCTTTACTTGTATCTTCATTATCTGCAAACTTTAAAATAGGTTTATCCAAAGCAAGTTTAGCTAGTTCTATGTAACGGTCTACCTCTAGCCTGTCCTCGCCACCAATAGCCGCCTTGCTGTGTCCAATCGGCTTGCCCATCGTGTCGTAATACACTTCACGAACCTCAAAGTAATCCTCGTATGGACTACTCATATTTACTAATCGTAAGTTCCAACTCATGATTTCACCCAATAAAGAATTACAAACATACAGAACATCACCGCACCAAGTACGGCAAATATTCCAACAGAGAAAATCAACATCAAATTTTCAATCATGTTGAAAGTATATGTTAAGTTGTCTTAATGATTGTAATTATTTTATAGGTGTTTTCCCTATGTGTTGTATTTTTGCACATAGCTGTCCCAAAGGTGATAGCACCCCATCCATTCAGGATGTGTCCCGAACTAATGCTCCCTAAGGTAGTGTTCAATCGATACAAGGTTGTCTATCACCATTGTCCTTGTAACTTGTGTAGTCCCCACTCAAGGCTACGGGGCTTGCTGTCAGGTGTAAACCAGCCCATGTTCTATTCCACGCCACCCATTTAAGTGCTTTATATCGTTTGGAGT